AAGAGGCGCAGCACAAGAATGCGATTGTGACTTTATTTCATCCGGTCATACAGTTGTAGATGGATCAATATTACAAAAATATGAGTTAAAATGTGAAGAGCCAGTAGAAAAAAGAGGTTTTGATAATAGTTATTGGATATGGGAATATCCAGATTACACAAAAAATTATATTATTGTAGCTGATGTTGCACGTGGAGATGGTGCTGATTGGTCAACATTTCATGTTATAGATGTTGAAACAATAAATCAAGTTGCAGAATATAAAGGTAAGCTACCTCCAAAAGATTTTGGAAATATGCTAGTAACCATCGCAACTGAATGGAATAATGCATTATTAGCAATTGAAAATGCAAATATTGGTTGGGCTGCGATACAGCCGGCATTAGATAGAGGATATCAAAACTTATTTTATACATATAAAGATGATGGATATGTAGATTTAGAGGTTCAGTTATTAAAAGGGTATGATCAAAAAGATAAAACAAAAATGGTACCAGGAGTTTCAACTACTAGCAGAACTAGACCATTAATGATATCTGCATTAGAAATGTATATGAGAGAAGGCTCTCCTATAATACGTTCAAAAAGATTAATACAAGAATTATTTGTATTTGTATGGTTAAATGGTAAAGCACAAGCACAAGTTGGATATAATGATGATTTAGTAATGGCGTATGCTATTGCGTTATGGTTACGAGATACTAGCTTGAAACTAAGACAACATGGAATTGAATTAAACAAAAGAGCATTATCACAATTTCAAAAATCAGACACAGTATATACTAATAAAAATCAAAATTCAAACGACAGTTGGGATTGGGATAATGGTCATGATAATGAAAATTTAACATGGCTTCTGTAGTTAGTTATATTTATAATAAATAAAAGAATTAAATTATGGCATCATTAAGAAGACGTTTGCAAAGATTATTTAGTACTAATGTAATCGTTAGAAAATATGGTAAAGATAAATTACGTGTAGTTGATACAAATAGACTACAATCAACTGGTAATATATCACAAAGTAAAATTACCGATCGATATTCTAGATTACATGGAACTAACAAGCATGGATATGGTTCATATGGGTCTGCATATGGAGGTTACGACGCAAACTATTATTCTCAACAAAATAGAAAACAATTATATGTTGATTATGAAATGATGGACAAAGATCCTATAATTTCTTCAGCTTTAGATATATATGCAGATGAGTCTACATTAGAAGATCAATTTGGTGATATATTAACAATTAAAACCAATAAAACTAATATCCAAAAAATATTATATAATCTATTTTATGATGTTTTAAACATAGAATTTAATATGTGGCCATGGATTAGAAACTTGTGCAAATATGGAGATTTCTTTTTAAAATTAGACGTTTCAGATGAAATTGGTATTATAAATGCTAGACCATTTTCAGCATATGAAGCAGAAAGAATGGAACAATATAATGCAGAAACAGGTGAATATGAAATTAAATTTCAACATACATTAGCTGAAAACACAACATATGATGTATTTGAATTAGCTCATTTTAGAATGATTTCAGATTCTAATTTTTTGCCATATGGTAGATCAATGCTAGAAGGAGCACGACAAGAATTTCAAAAATTAATGATGCTAGAAGATGCAATGTTAATTCATAGAATAATGAGAGCTCCAGAAAAACGTGTATTTAAAATTGATATTGGTAATATTCCACCTAATGAAGTTGATTCATTTATGGAACAAATTATTAACAAGATGAAAAAAGTTCCTTATGTAGACAAACAAACAGGAAATTACAATTTAAAATTTAATTTAAATAATATGTTAGAAGATTATTATCTACCTGTAAGAGGAGGAAATAGTCAAACACAAATAGATACTTTACCAGGAATGACTTTTACTGGCATTGAAGATATTGAATATGTCAAACATAAAATGATGGCAGCTTTAAAAATTCCAAAGCCATTCTTAGGTTATGACGAAGGTGTCGAAGGAAAAACTACGTTAGCTTCTATGGATATTAGATTCGCTAGAACCATAGAAAGAATCCAAAAAATTGTCGTATCAGAATTATCAAAAATTGCAATTGTTCATTTATATGCACAAGGATTTGAAGGAGAAGATTTAATTGGTTTTGAATTATCATTAACTCCTCCATCTATTATTTATGATCAACAAAAAGTTGCATTAATGAATGAAAAGATTCAATTAGCAGTTGCAATGAAAGATTCTAAATTAGTTTCTGACAAATATGTGTATGAATATATATTTAATATGTCTGAAGATGAATGGTTAGAAGAAAGAAATAATATAGTAGAAGATTTAAAATTAAGATTTAGACAAAATCAAATTGAACAAGAAGGAAATGATCCTACATTAACAGGTGTGTCATATGGTACTCCACACGACTTAGCTTCAATGCATCAAAGTACAGACGATGTTACAGATACAGACACAGGAGGTCGACCTCCAGAAGGAATAAAATATGGTCAACATGCAAATGAATTAGGATGGGATCCAACTGGTGCTAAATCATTAAAACAAGCAACTACATTTCAGCCGCAATATAAAAAAAGTTCTAAAAACGTTGCAACTGAAAATGCTGATATTCTTAAAAAAATTAAAAAATCTAGATCAAAAATATTATTTGAAACTAAAACTAAGATAGATGATAACGGATCTATGTTGGATGAAACTAATATTTTATAAAGAATACTATATTTATATGAAACGAGATTGCGTATCAACATGAAAAACTTAAAACATTCAAAGTATAAAAACACAGCAATTCTTTTTGAAATGCTTGTTAGAAAACTTACATCTGAAACACTTACATCTGATAAAACTGTAACAGTTGATATAATTAAAAAATATTTTGGTAAAAATACTGCACTATCAAAAGAGTTACAATTATATAATTCATTAATTAAAGAAAAAATAAATACCGAAGCTCAAGCTTTAGATTTTATTAGAACAGTTAAGAACTCACATAATAATCTTAATAAATCGTTACTTCGAAGACAACGATATAATTTAGTAAAAGAAATATCTGAAAGCTTTGATTTTCAAAAAGTTTCAAAAATTAGAATAAATAATTATAAAGAACTTGCATCTATATATAAATTATTTGAATATAATGAAGTTGATAATCCAAAAGAATTATTAGAATGTAAAAAATCTATTGTTAATCATCTAAACGGAAAAATATCAAATTCATTAAAATTAAGTCCATTATTAGAAAAATATAAAGGATATGACAAAGATGTACGTATGTTATCATATAAATTATTAGTAGATAAGTTTAATTCAAAATATTCTGTACTTGACGAAAATCAAAAAAATGTATTAAATAAATATATTACACACGTTAATGATTCTGAATCAGTTAAACAATATTTTGAAAAAATTATTCCTGTAATTAAAAAGCAGTTAAAAGAACATGTAACAAATATTTCTGATAAAGCAACTAAAATAAAAGTTGATAAATTATCAGATATGTTATGTAACGTTGAAACAATTAAAATAATTAAAGAATCTCATGTTTTAACTATATTAAGATATTATGATTTAATTAAAGAACTAAAACAGGCCAATTCAAAATGAAATCATTTTTAAAAGAAATAGAATCAAAGTTTAAAGAAATAAACGAAAAAGATTGGGATGGAGATGGTGAACAAGAATCTCCTAATGATGAATATCTAGGCGTTAAAGATAAAGCTATTAAAAAAGCAATGAAAAAAGAAGATGCAAAACCAGATTTTTTAGATTTAGACAACGATGGCGACACTGAAGAAGATATGATAGATGCTGCAGCTAACGAAGCTATTGTAGCAAAAGACGAAATTGAATTGGAAAAATTGTCGAAGGATCCAAAGTTTAAAGATCAAGATATTAAATTAGCAGAAGCAGACATAGAAGAACAAAATGTTACTGGTGCTATTGCTGGATATCAAACTCCAAATGCATTCGATAAGAAAATATATAATAAAAGAAAAAATAAAACAACATGGGCTAGTGTATCAGAAGCAATGGATTCAAAATATGCTGCAATGATTGAATCATATTCTAGATTTGCAACAGGTAATCCAAAATCTACTCCATCACAAACTGTTAATGGAACCATAAAAGAAGTAGCAAAAAAATTACAAGAGATAGAACAATTGGTTAAATATACATCAAGATTAAAAAATGAATCTGGTATAGCTGGATCAACATATAGCAAATCTACTCATACTGCATTAAATAAAATTTCTGAAAGATTATTAAAAATATCAGAAAGAATTAGAAGTTTAGGAGAATAATATGAGTAAATCATTACTAGTAGAATATATACCATTTAAACAAATTGAACCTGTTAACGAGCAAATGGCTAATCAATATGGTGTCCCGTCTGGGTTAATTGTACAAGGAGTATTACAAAGAGCAGGAGCTAAAAATCAAAATGGTCGTGTCTATCCTAAAAATATATTAGATCGTGAAGCTAAAAAATATCAAAAAGAATATATTAATCAAAACAGAGCTCTAGGAGAATTAGATCATCCAGAATCATCAGTTGTCAATCTAAATAACGTATCCCATAACGTTTTAAAAATGTGGTGGGAAAATGATGATTTAATGGGAGCTGTACAAATATTAGAAACACCAGCTGGTAAAATATTAAAATCATTATTTGATGCTGGTATTACATTAGGAATATCTAGTCGTGGATTAGGAAGTGTCAAGGAATTATATAAAGAATCAGCTGTAGAAGTACAAGAAGATTTTGAATTAATTTGTTTTGACTTTGTTTCAAACCCATCGACTCATGGAGCATTTTTAAGACCAACTAATATGAATGAATCAACAAACAAACAAACAAAAGACTATACAAAAGTAAATGACATTATTACGTCAATATTATGTGATAGTGGAAAATGTAGGATTTTACCATGAGAATAAAAGAAATATTAGAAGCATTAGAAAGCGAACCAGTACAACTTACAAAAGAACAAAAACAAGAATTTGTAAACGCAGTTAAAGGATATTCGCAATTAGGAGAATCTGTATACGGTAAAGGAAATCTAAAAGAATTATGTGAACGTGTTAAATATATGGTAGAGATGGCTCAACAAGTAACATTAGCAGAAGGAGATTGGTTTGATGGAATTACTATTAATAGACATATGAAAGGATTAAATGATTCATATAAAGTATTTGAAAAAACAGCTAAAGAGCTTTCACAATTACAAGAAAGACTTTCATCAGCATATGAAGACATTGGTCAAGGATTAGGTAAATATTTTGATATACAATAACTTTGAATTTATAAAAAAACTTATTATAATAAAGGAAATACATGTCAGGCATTGATAATACATATCATCAATTTTTTGGAGTTAAATCTAAAACAAATGAAGCTGATTTAATTAATAAAATATCAGACTTTAAAGGAGGATTTTTATATAAATTAATTGATCCAGCAACAGCAGGTAATGTTAAAGCTGACATACAAGCATTTTTAAATAAAAAAGGAATGCATGTTATAAAAACAAAATTTGATGATACAGCAGGAAAAGGGTTTTTTTATATTAGATTAGGAGAAGACCCAGCAAAAGAATCTCAAAGAATACAAGGATTTATAAGCCAATTACCTGAAGTAGAAAAATTTAAATTTACATTAAAACCAATACAACAAAAACAAGTTACAAAAGAAACCCCATATGAATAAACAAATAAAACATCATAAATCAATTATTCCAGGAAAAACAAATTCAGTAAAAGTTATAAATCGTGATATTAATTTTGCGTTACGACTTTGGAAAAAACAATTAAAAAATGTAGACGCATTAAATAAAATTAAAAATTTAAAAGAGTTCGAAAAACCATCTGTTGTAAAAAGAAGACAAAAACAAGCTGCAATATATAAACAGAAAATTTCAGATATGTATAACGACTTTTAATAATAATTTATTAATAATAAAAAGCCCTAGCAAAAATGTTAGGGCTTTTTTACTGTTTTTTAAATTCAGTTATATTTATAGTAAATACACTATCTCTATATAGTGTCAATTATTATTAATTATTCTTATTAAGATTTACAATAATCTTATTTCCAAAACAAAAAATTAAGGAGAACAAGTAATGAACGGGAAATCGGACTTACTAAAAGAAGCAATTGCAGATGCAAAAGCTGTTAAGGAAACAGCATTAGCAAACGCTAAAATAGCTCTTGAAGAAGCTTTCTCTCCTAGAATTGAAGCAATGTTATCAACAAAACTTTCAGAAGATTTATATGAAGACGAAATGGAAGACAAAGTACCAGCTCCAGTAGCTGATGCATCTGTCGAAGAACATGACGTTATGTATGAACCTGAAGCTGAAAGTGGAGAAGATATGGAATCACCTGCACCAGAAATGGATGCTGAAATAGATATGGAAATGCCTGCTGAAGAACCAGTAGTTGCAGATGACATGGAAATGGAAGGCATGATGTATGATGTAGATGAAGACCCAACTGATCCTAATAGTAGCGTTGAAGAAGATCTAGAATTAGAAGCAATCATAAGAGAGTTAGAAGAAGATTTAAACGAAGAAGAAATAACTGAAGATAGTCATAATGACGACGCAGCTGATTCTACAGACTCAAAAGGAAATGATTTGATGTCAGAACCAAAAGAAATGAAAAATGAAGAATTCAATATTGATGAAATCATTGAAGAAATTCTTTCTGAAGAAGACAAAGAAGAAAAACCTGCAGACAAAGTAGAAGAAGGCGAACATCATGATGATGATAAATCTAAAGATAAAGAAAAAGTAGAAGAAATGACTGAAGAATTAACTGAAGCATATGACACTATTGAATCTTTAAGAGATACTATCAATGAAGTTAATCTTTTAAATGCAAAACTTCTTTACACGAATAAATTATTCAGAAATTTTGAATTATCAGAAAGTCAAAAAATGACAGTTATCGAAAATTTCGATAGAGCTGGTAATACAAGAGAAGTTAAATTAGTATTTAGTACATTAGCAGAAAATTTTACAGTTCCTGTAAAAAAGAGACAAATGGTAAAAGAAGGTTCTGCCTCTAAACCAGTTGAATCAACTGCACCTGTATCTAAATCAATAATCAATGAAGGTAATCAATTAGCTAACAGATGGAAGAAGTTAGCCGGATTACTAGATTAAAAAAAGGAAAATAAAAAAATGGAAATTTCATCTTTATTAGAAGATAATAATCCTTCCCAAAGAAATGCAGCTAAAGCAACTGTTAATAAATGGGAAAGAACAGGACTCCTTGAAGGATTAAAAGGAGAAACTGAAAAAGCCGGAATGGCTCAGCTTCTAGAAAACCAG